TTTTTTCCAGCGAAGACGCAAGAAAGTAGCAAAGCTACAAATGAACCAGCTCAGTTGATAAATGAGCAAAATCTTTCTCGTACATTGAGAAAAAGAGGAAATCAGACTAAGCACATATATGACGATTTACCTGGAAGTTTCAGCAAGCACGATCCTGCTACCAAGAGACTCCGAAACTATTACAATTCTATGGTGCGCAGGAACTGGTCACGGGCCAGTATCCGTCGTTTTGAAGAAGCACTTTCTTCGTATAAACGTCATCAGGGCCAGAACATGGATTCAGCACGTTTCCTGGCAGGCAAGACGGATAACCACCAGCGCCGTAGAGTTAAAAATAAATTCATTCTCTCAACCAATCATCATTCGACCACGAATGATATTCAGTTGTACCGTCAGAGCGTTAAAAATCGATCCAAACTCGATTTGAATCACATACACACCAACAGGAAACCTGCTGTGTCTGGATTAGCTCGTGAGCATTTTTACCCGGAAGTTGAAAGATCAATTATCATCAAATCCTATGCAAATGCTGTCAGGCGAATGCCTCCAAGATCAGACCCGCGTTTTGTTACGTTGACCCCGGGTGATCAGGATGAAAATGCGCCCACCTTGTCGAAAATGGATTTAATTACATTGTTTTTGAAGTATCAAGATCAAACATATCAGGTACGCCTGCATAAATATGACACTTTAATCAATGCGCTTCTCAAACTTGGTAACGAGTATTATGACCAGAGAAAATTTTTCTCGGTTGTGTGGGAAGACCAACGTGAACCCGATCCTGAGGGTAACGAGATATTTAGATTCATGCGTGGGCAAACGCCACTGGATCCTTATCAACCCATGTTGTCGTATCGCAATGTTATGTTCGAAGAGACATTAACTGTGTCATTGACAATGAAAAATCCTTTAAAAGGTGGAGGGAAGCCCAAATCCAAATCCGACCCCGCCGTCCATGTTATTTATAACTGTGGGAACCAGGCAAAAGGTTTTGTCAAATTTGACTGCAAACATTGCGGTAAACAAATGGAGTGCGTGCAAGAACGCCAACGTGGTGAAGAGGCTAAATGTCCGTTGAGGAAATGTTTTGGCTGTTCAAAATTCCAACACGAGCACAAAGACAGTAGGTTATGTGAACCAACTTGCCGTCAATGTTTGCTTGTTAAGACCAAACACGTCAATGGCATTTTTTGTAAGCCTGGAGCTATCACAATCAAGAAAGAATTCCTAAAAGAAGTCCTCAAAGAGATTGATGAACCCGAAAAGCCCCAAATCAAAGAGAAAGTTGAGATTGAGATTAAACCAATTGAAACTAACCCTAATCACTTAGTCATCACAACCGACTCAAGTGAAGATACCAGTGAAGATGAAGGCGAAAGCCCACTTCAGACTTGGATTCAACAGAACATTGTTGTCTCTGATGATGGTACCGTCGCCTTCAAAGATCGAGCTGAATATGATCAGAAGACCGACAAACCCAAACCAGACAAAGGCAAAACTCCTTTGGATAACAAACCAGTTTCCAAAGTCCAAGCCGTCGATCCAGCTAACGTTGATATGAACGTAGGATTGACCGAAGAGAGATTAGTTGCGCCTGTCAACAACTCGAGAACTGAATTGTCGGAAGATGATTCAGTTGTTATTTTCATGGGGTCATCTACACCGACACCTGAAAAAGAGTTAGTTACTGTTGTTCCGAAGTATGATTATGAACATTTTGATCTACAAAAGAAAACAATTGGCATGGGTTGCCACCGTGAATTGTCGAGTGAAGAATTGAGGGAGTACTTTTCCCAGGTTTTCTATGCTATGAACTTTTTATGGATGGGATGGTTGTGGTTTGCCATTACTCAAAAGATGTTGAAATTTATGAGATCATTGGATCCAGATTTCAAGAGGTTTGTATTTTATATTTACCTCACGTTCAAAATTATATCGTTCACGAAGAGTTTAGTTGATGGGAGTAGTCTCCTATCGTTTTGTATACTCAATTTGTTGGATGTTATTGTGATACGCATAGTCGCTTTCACATTTGTAACGTTATCCGACCCCTTTAAAGTTTCACAATATTTTTGGGGTTTATTTTATCGTGACTTACCAATGGAAGAACAGATCGTGTTTCCACCAGGTTTCGATTATGAGAGTAATTATTTCTACCGCCCACTTCAAAGAGTTAAGCTTAGTCGCAAATTCACGAAGATAGGTGATGATACAAGGATACCTAAAACCACTTGGGAAATTTTAAATTCCAAAGCTTCCATTAGTATACATACTGAATTGGTTGTTGGATTTAGCTGGGCTGTTGACTGGATATTCGGCAGGAATTACCGTAATGATATTTATGTTGCCCGTCATGTGAATATGACCTTTGAAGTTGTTGATAAAATTAACGTTGTTGTGCCTGAGGACGTTAGACCAGTTTTTATGACAATTTCAAAAATCAAATCGAACGACCCAGAAATTTATACAGTCTCAATTAAGGAGGGACATCAGAATGTTTTTAAAACCAAAGAAATTCAAGTTTCGATGGCTTACGTCAAGGAGATAATCGGTATGGTGAAGATCACGTCACCGTTGGAAGATTTCTCCTCGATTGAACCTAAAATATTACATAACATGGCCTCGATCAACTACATCAACATTGACGCCACTGATGTCACTGCTCATCAAATACTGTTTAATACCCATTATTTTATCCGACATTATATAATCTACATGAGACAGAAATCCGCCGCATTCTTTACACCACAGGCGGATTTTCTGGTCCCAGTGTGCTAATGCGTTACGTGCAGTTCGGCTACAACGCTGACGAAGCGATCATTCCAATCATTAATGGAGATCATTTTCTTAATAAAGGACAACGACACGAAATTGTCGATGATTTAAAAATCTTACGTTTTAAGGAAGTGAACGATCGCCCCGTTGTGGCCGTATCATTAGGACCCCATTTAGTTGGGGCTGCAGCACCGCATGTCAATCCTGGCGATTCTAAGACATGTGCACTGGGTTCAATATATAGGATCGGCCGAAAATTGCCAAATCCTGAATATCCACAATATAAGAGGCGCTTTAGGCGTTTTGTTAAAGGTTTTCTCAAAAGGAAAATCAAACCTCTGGATGTTAATGTAGACGTTTCAGTAGAAGCGTGGTTGGAAACAACAACTTATTCTCGTAAGAGAAAAGAAGATTTATTAAAGAAATGGGAAAGCCTTGACCTGGGCAAAACGGTCAACTGGGCAAAAATCGATGGAATGCTGACCAAGTATGAGGAGTTATACTTGGAATATGTCACTACGTCAAAAAATGTCCAGCCAACACAATTCATGGAGTGGGTGAATATTAAATCAGATCAGGAATTAAATCCGCTCGCTTTATATTCACTATTTCTGCTTAAATGTTTCATAAAAGATGAAGGTTATCCTGAGTCGAAAATGGCACGGGGTATATACTCCAGGTCAGATTTTGCGAAAGTCATTCTTGGCCCTTATGTCGCCTTGGCTTCTGCTCAAATCATGAAACAGCTCCCGGAATTTATCAAATATGTCCCTGTCAAAGATCGCCCCGATTATATCAAGAATCGTATGCGGTATTTTGCAAACATGTTTCGTTCAACAGATTACACTTCTTTTGAAGCACATTTCACTGCAGAGTTAATGAAAGATTGTGAGATGTTGATGTTTGAACATGTGTTCAAAAACCTTGCTGGCAAAGAAATCCTCCTGAAATTGATCAGATGGATGAAATTTGAATTGCCAAACATATGTATTTTCAAATACTTTACCATATCAATCCGCGGCAAGAGGATGAGTGGTGAGATGGACACATCATTGTCCAATGGATTTTCAAATTTAATGTTTCTTTACTTTATTTGTCATGTACACGGCATAAGTGAAGACCGGGTCCTTGTTGTGGTTGAGGGTGATGATGCACTATGTCTCATTTTCGGCCACATACCGGATGATTTTTACGCCAAGTTTGGATTGTGCGTGAAAATCGAAGTTTTTGAAAATCTGTCTGAAGCATCCTTCTGTGGTTTAGTTTTTGATGAAGATGATGTTGTTATCATTCCAGACATCGTCCAAACATTAGCCGAATTGGGTTGGACAACTCAGAAATACGCAAGATGTAAAAAATCAACTTTAAAGATGATCTTGCGCTCCAAAGCATTATCAATGTTGCATGAATACCGGTCGTGCCCTATACTCACACATGTTGGTTATCGACTGTGTGAATTGACCTCCGGAATTTACGTTCGTGATGATTTTATCCTGGATTATTTTAATCAATATGAAGCGCCCGCTGTAATTGAGGCCCGCAACAACGTTGATCCGAAAATCTTGGAAACAGTTGGTATAAAGACCCGCCTTTTGGTCGAAAAGTTAAAAGGCATTTCAGTGAAAGATCAGATTGAAATTGAAAGACAGGCCATGTTAATTACATTGGATAAACCTTTTCATTGCCCTGAGCTTCTAACATATGTCCCACTTTCACTCCAAAGCCATTATGATAAGTTCGTTATTAACTGGAACGTTAATAATTTCAACGCAACAGAACTTTATTTTTCCCAGTATGATCACAACAAAGATCTAGGAAAATGGCAGCCACGTAAAGCCGCGTAAACTCCACACCATTACTTAGAAACTTCAACAACCCCGAAGTATGGTGCTGCGGCTAAATAATTTAC